CCAACGAGAAAATGCTGCGCACGGCCCACGGCCAGATCTGCGAAGCCGCCGCCGCGATCCTCGGCGTGGTCGAGCCGGATGACGACGAAGCGGACGACGATGAAAACGCCCGCGCCCTGCGCGCCCGCAAGGCGAGGGCCCTCGCTCGCAAGGCAGCAACGTCAAATTAAGGCGCCGCAGGATGTTTCTGCAGCCAGTCCAATATTTCGCGGACCACTTGTTCTGCGGTCCGTTCGGCATCTCTCGCCTCGTCGGGTCGGATGTCGGGGACGCCAGAAGGGAAATCGATCAGCATTCGTCCAGCATGGATGCGCTGGCGTGAACGAATTAAGGAATCGGCTCGGGCTTTTGTGGAGGGGCAAAGAATTGCGGCAGACTCACCCGAAGCGGCGCTTGCCACAAGCTTATCGATTTTCCATTTCTGCGGATCGCCATCATAATCAGCCGACCGAAAATGCCCAGTCTTGCGGGCGTGCCTGACGATGAATGTCAGTGCGCCCTCCACCAAAGCAGCGGCCAGAACGCATTTTGAAATCGAAGCGCGATTGGCTTCGGCTCCCTTCATTTCCGAGGCCATGCCTGTCCACCAAAGACGAAACGGTCGGTAGCCAAGTTTTTCAAGTTCGTTCGCGAACGCGTCCAGCGGTTCAATATTAGCGTGGCGCCCGTCGGTTCGCCTTTCGATCACGTCTTTAACGATGTCATACGCGCGCGCTCGATACGGCTTCGGGATCGCGCGACCAGCAAAACCCAGTTGGGTGCTAGGGAGCGGACATACGCCATTTTTGTACTTGAATGTCACGATGCTATCTTTTTCGACCAACATGTCAGCCATGGTTTGCCATGTTACCGCGAGCTGAATATCGTGGCGAGATATGCCTTTCTGCGTCGCAAGTTCGACTAGAACGTCGCGATGGATGGCTGCGCTGGCGACTCCCATCTTACGGACGAGCATATTGAGTTCCGAGACGATGAAATCAAAGGCATCGAAATTCCGGTAATCCGGATCTTCTCGACATAGATGAGCCCAGAATAGTGTCTCATCCTGCCTCGGTACGTACTTGCGGCCGCGGCCGCACCCTTGCCCGACCTTGGGCAAAGCGTCGTTGATCTCGCCTTCGTAATATCCAGCTCGTTTGCCGATTTCAACGAGCTCCTCATAGGTCAGACCTGGCGACAATGGCTCAATGAAAACACTGCATTCCACGGCCGCTTTCAGGAATTCAACAATATCATTGTTCATCGAAAATGCCTCGGTTTGGCGTCGATGAGCGACTCTTAGTCGACGCGATGCACTCTTCAAAGCTTTCGACGACTTTCCACGGGCCTGCTCAACAGGTTCTTTCGCTCTTCTGAATGCATCCCATCCCCACGCCTCACCGGCGCGGGCTCAGCCCTGCCCATGCGGGCGGGTTCTCTCACCGTGCAAGGAATCCACAATGCCCAACATTGCTGAGCTGCGCCGTAAATTCGGCGACCTCACCGACAAGCTGAACAAGCCGGAAGTCATCGCGGACGCCCGCGCCTTCGAGGAAACCGAAACCGAAATCACCAATATCGAAGGCGAGATCGCCCGCGCGGAACGCGCCCAGGCCCGCGCCGCCTCGCTCGCCCGCCCGGTCGGCGATCAGATCCCGGCGGATCCCGCCGCCGTCGAGCGCGCCGCCGCCGGACTTCATTCGGCTCCCACCGTCAGCTCCATGGCGCGCGAACTGCGCGCCCATGCCCGCCGCGAGGGTGAAAAGGCCGATTTCTCCGACGCCCTGAGCATCGCGCGGAAAAATCTCGGCTTCATGCCCAGCGCGCAGAACCATTTCCGCACCTTCGGCGAGCAGCTTCATGCGATCTCGGACTATTATCTGAGCAAGGGTACGCGCTCCGATTCGCGCCTCGTTCGCGCCCCGACCGGGGCTGGCGAAGTCGATCCGACCGGCGGCGGCTTCCTCGTCCAGGTCGATTTCGCCGCCTCGATCTTCATGCTGTCGCATGACATGGGCGATATCATCCAGCGCGTGAATAAAATCCCGATCAGCGCGACCTCGAACGGCCTGAAAATCCCGGGCGTGGATGAAACCAGCCGCGCGACCGGCTCGCGCTGGGGCGGCGTTTCGTCCAAATGGGCGGCCGAAGGCGTCGCTGGCGACGAATCCAAGCCGAAGTTCCGCCTGATCGAATTCGATCTGAAAAAGCTCATCTCCAAGATGACCATCACGGATGAGCTGCTCGCCGATTCGACCGCGCTGACCGCGATTGCCGCGCAGGCTTTCTCGGAAGAAATCACCTTCATGACCGAGGATGCGATCTGGGAAGGCACCGGCGCCGGTCAGCCGCTCGGCGTCATCAATTCGCCGGCGCTGATCCAGGTCGCCAAGCAGAACGGCCAGTCCACCGGCACCATCGTCAAGGAAAACATCGACAATATGTGGGCGCGCATGTGGGCCCGCTCGCGCAAGAACGCGCTCTGGCACATCAATCAGGATGCGGAACCGCAGCTCAACCAGATGAACCAGGCGGTCGGCACCGGCGGCCAGTTGGTCTATCTTCCGCCGGGCGGCGTCGCCAACGCCCCGAACGCCTCGCTCTACGGCCGCCCGATGATCGCGACGGAATATAATGCCGCGCTCGGCTCGCCCGGCGACATCGCGCTGGTCGATTGGTCGCAATACACCATCGTCGACAAGGGCGGCGTGCAGATGGCGACTTCGATCCACGTCGCCTTCGACACCGACGAAATGCGCTTCCGCATCACCTATCGGGTCGATGGCAAGCCGATGTGGACCAAGCCGATGACCCCGTTCAAAGGCAATCTCACCAAGAGCCCCTTCATCGCGCTCGCCCAGCGCTGATAGCGCCATAGCGCGCGCCCGGATCCGGCTGGTCCGGAGCGGGCGCTCCAGCCCATTCCCGTTTCCAAAGGAGCCGTCATGGCCAAACAGATTTCGCTTCCTTACAGCTTTCCGCCCGTAGCCCTGCTGGCGGCCGCCGCTGACGCCGCAGGCCGCACCAGCTCGTACCGCAATCTCAGCAACGCGCATAAGGCCTATGTCATCGCCCACATCAATCAGGGCAATGCCGCCACCGTCGCGCTGACCCTGACTCAGGCCAAGGACGTTTCCGGCACGGGCGCCAAGGCGGTCACCGCCGCCATGCCGATCTGGCTCCAGGCCGACACGTCCGTCTCGGATGCCAACACGGTCCAGACGGCGGCTGCGTCGTTCACGACCGACGCCACGACCAAGGACAAGATCGTCATCTTCGAGATCTTGCCGGAAGCCGTGCTCGACGTGGCCAATGGCTTCAAGACGATCGCGCTGACCACGGGCGCCTCCAACGCCGCCAATATCACCGAGGCGATTCTGATCGTCATCGAGGCCTATCAGGGCGCCTCCCAGCCGACCACTTACGCTTGAAGCACGTTGCCGGGCGCTTGAGCGCCCGGCGCCCCTCGCACCCGACAGGCGCGCTGCGCCAAGGAGAATCCCATGGTCACCCGCGCGCAATACCGCTCCGGCATCCAGTACGAATATGAAGACCTGACGCAGGAAACGGTCGCCTCCTGCTCGCCCTTCCAATTCTGCGACGAATTTGTCGGCGCCGGCCACACCGCCGGCATTCCTGCCGCAGGCTCGCCGGTCGCCGGCTATCCCTGGGTCAAGAAAATCGTCGGCGCTGCGCCGCCCACCGTCGCTCTGGTGCAAAACTCCGCCGGCGGCCAGATCGCCTGCACGCTGCTCGCGACGTCCGAGGCCGAGGAAGCCTCGCTCTATTTCAACGATTCACTCTGCGTCGACACGACCAAGATCGGCCAGGCCGAATGGCGCGCTGCTCTTTCCGTCGCGCCCTCGGCGGCCGGCGTACAGGCCGCGCTCGGCCTCGGCTCCGCCTGGGTCGGCGGCCCGACCAACACCGCGCGCTACATGCAGTTCGGCTGGACCGCCAACGGCAATCTCCTGATCCAGTCGAAGGACGGGCAGGGCAATACCTACAGCATCGCCGCCGCGCAGATCGGCGGCGCCGCCATCCTGTCGGACACAGCCGCCCATATCTTCCGCATCGACTGGTCGAACCCGGCCGACATAGCCTTTTTCTATGACGGCAACCGCGTCAATGCGGTCGGTTCGGTGGTCTGGGCGGCCACGGGCGCCAACGCCATCCTGCAGCCGTGGTCCACGGTCTACAAGCCGAGCGGAACCGGCCTCGCGACCCTGACGCTCGACAAAATCGACATCTTCAACGGTCGCTGAACATGCTGGCCGACTATAGCAACCGCGCAATGAAAACCGCGCGCGAAAGCGCAAGGAAGGAAGCAGCCAATGGCCGCGCAGATGGGCCTCAGCCTCATTCCGGTGACGATCGCGGCGGGGCAAAGCCTTTCGCCGCAAGTGGACATCGGCCCGGGCCAGCTGGTCGGGATTTACATCCCGGCGAGCTGGACCGTCGCATCGCCGACGTTTCAGGTCAGCCCTGACGGCGGCGTGACCTGGTACGAGCATATTTCCTACACGGGGAGCCCAACCGTTTTTGGCTATGACTCCGGCGTGGCGGCTTATCTCGCGGTCGATCCGACGCTATGGCAGGGCGCCCTCTCGCTCAAAATAAGGTCCGGCGTCGTTGGCGCTCCTGTCGCGCAGGTCAGCACGGTCACGCTGCAACTCGCCTGCAAGGTGAATTGAGTGCCGATGTTCAGGCCCGGAACCACGATCATCACCACGGTGATTTCCGCCGCCACGTCGCGCGACCTCGTGGCGTTCGAGGACGTCGTCGACGATTGGGGCATCGCCGACGACGCCGCGACTAATTTCCTCGCGCGCGCCATCTCGCGTTGCTCGCGCAGCGCGGAAAACTTCTGCAACCGCACCTTCGCGCTCGAAGCCGTCCAGGACGAGATTGCCTTACCGCACGATGGTTGGCCCCATGTCGCGCGGCGGGAGACTTTCGCGCTCCAGCTCAGCCGCTGGCCGGTCGCTTCGGTTTTGAGCGTCGATATCGATGGGACGGCACTGGCTGAAGGCGTCGATTTTCAGATCGACGCCGATTCCGGCCAGCTGGTCCGGCTCGACGCCAGCGGCAATCCAAAGGACTGGGCCGGCATTCTGACGACGGTGACCTATTCTGCCGGCTATTGGCTTCCGGGGATGACCGGCGCGATGCCCACCGGCGCGAAGGCTCTCCCGGACGACATCGCCGATGCCGTCTCACGTATGGTCTACACCCGCTACGCGGAGCGCCAGCGCGACCCTCTGGTGAAATCCGAATATATCGATGGCGTCGGCCGGACCGAATATATCCTGCCGTCGAGCGACGGAAACCTGAGCCCCGACGTGCTGGATATCCTCGATAATTACCGCGTTCCGGTCATCGCCTGATGGCCACCGTTGACACCCGCCTGAAGGCGTCGACCGCCCGGATGATCGCAAAGGCCTCGGGCGGCGCCCAGGTAACTTTCGTCCGCGTGACCGGCCTCGCACCCAACGTCACGGAAACCACGGCCACGGTCACCGCCTGGGTGCGCAATTATCTCCCGGCAGGTGGGCCGCCCTCGGTTGACGGCTACAGCGCCACGAAACGCGGCGGCATTTCCGAAGGCGAGCGCCAGATCCTCGTCATGGCATCCGATCTCGCGGCGGCCAAATTTCCTCTGCCGCTCATCAAGGGCGATCTCGCCTTGGTCGTCGACACCGGCGAACGTCTCAAGATCACGCGCGTCGATATGACCAAGCGTGCCATCGCCGCCTGCATCGAGGCCTATGGGGTGACGCCGTGACGACTAAAATCGTCGTCGACGACGATACGAAGATCCTGGCGCAACTCGGCGAGATCACGCCGAAGGCCCGCAAGGCGCTGGTC